TTCAAATCCCTCTCTGTCCGCCACAAATCCCTAAATTACGGCATTTAACAACAAATTTATAAAATAAAAAAATCCCTATGACGACCCAAATTAATAAATTGAAATATCTCGCTTAAAATCTTTTAAGTTTGAATTAAGATAATTTACATATACATCGTAAATCATTTTAGGAGTGGAATGGCCCAAGAGCTTTGATAACTCTACTGGAGTAACATAGTTACCATAAAGCATAGAAGTAGCATAAGTATGACGCATATTGTAAAGTCGCCTATATGGCAAATTTAATTCATATAATATAGGCTTCCAAAAATCAGAAGTAAAAACACCAGTATCTCTATAAGGTTCATTATATTGCGTTTGTAAAAGATAAATATTGTCTTGATAGTTCTCAATATATTTTTTAAGCTTACTATACAAATTATCCAAGATAGGTATAGTTCTAATTGAATAAATTGTTTTAGGTGTATTCTCGCCAAACCTGGAGCGAGTAGAATTAATATTTATAACCCTATTTTCTAAATCAACATCTTTCATCTTTAAGGATAATATCTCGCCAGTCCGCATGCCAGTAAAAAAACCAATATATAAAAAAATTTGAAATCTATCGTTATATCTAGTAGATAATCTTAAAATATCATTTACCTGCTGGCTAGTAAAAGGCTCAATTCTTGGTGTTTTATGGACTATGCTTTTAATATGTATAATAGGATTTTTATCAATTATTTCATCTTCTAGAGCAAGCTTTAAGATCATTGATAAAGAGTTCAAATAATGTTTTTTACTTTTATTAGAAACGTCTTGTATAGAATTAAGCCATAAACGAATAACACTAGGCTTTATTTCGTAAATATCTAAATCAAAGAAAACATTTAACCTATTTTTTACAATGCCTTTATTCTTGCAATACGTCGATAATTTCCACTCAGACTTACCGAGCTTAAGATATAAATCGGCATAGTATTTAAATTTAACATTTAGTGTCATTAAATATGCTCAAAACTATCATAATCAAATTTTTTAGCAAAGGCTTCAAGAAGATCATCAAAACTAGAAAAATCACATAACCCATATTTAGAAAAAGAATAATAAGTTTCAAAAAAGGTAGTATCAAATTCTTCATAATTATATAAATGAAATTCTTCTACAGAAATACCTAAATCTAATTGTGGAAAATAACAACAAGGATAGTGAGAACAATCAACTAATAATTTTTTCATAATATACTCCTTAAAATTCATTACAAATCAAAAATCTATTTACAAAGCTATCAATATCAGGGGCATTAAGATCGTGCTTTTTGTGATAGCGTGTAAAATTATCTAAATTTCTATCAAGCATTAAATTTTCAACATAAGCTAAATGCTGGGCATTTACATCACCACCCAAGCTTTGATAATAATTAACTAACTCGTAATCTTTCATTCTACTTATTGGTTTAGGCTTTTCATCGCTTTTAAAAAGCTCATCGCAAAGCTTTAAAATTTGCCTTTGTTTTAAGGAGTTGCCAAAGCTCTTTATCTCATCGCTTGCATCTTCATATCGTTTAATAGTGTTGTTATCTTTAATTATTCTAGTCTTTTGCCAAAGTTCGCCAAATTCATCAAATATTTTTAAAGGCTTCCTGGTATCAGGATCAACGACAACAGTAACCAAGCCTTTATTATAATTTTTAGTAAGAGATATTAGGTCGATACTGCCGTTTAGTTTTCTATAAATTTCAAGACTTACAAATGTTTTTGACATTGTAAAACGTCTAATTTTATGCTTTAAATACCAGTAGCTAATATCGGTCAAGTTATCTAAATCAGGATTTTGGCGAAGATCATCAAGAGTCTTAAAAATGTATTTCATAATATAAGAAGTTGGATTTTTAATATTAGTTTCAACCCTGCTATGAGTATCTAAAAAACGACTTTTAATAGCTATAACACAATCATTTATTTTTTCTTTAGGAACAAAAACAAGCAAATTCAAATGGCAAGTTCCGTCTAAATGTGGCTCTTTAGTAGTAATATAGCATTTTTGAAACTGCGAAATTTTTCTAAAATGCTTTGAGTTCATAATGCTTCTAACCAGGGCTTGAAGTTTGCTAGCTCCTGCGCTAACGCTATGATCTTCATCATCGATATACTTTTTATTATAAACAAGCTTTTTCTTGCCACTCTTAAGAGTTATAAGCTTTTGTTTATGATACTCACTAGGCAAGGTAAAAACTGCGAAAATAGGACAAAACCCTTGACTTTGAGCATAATCATTAAGGCTGGCTACTCGGTTATTAAGTTCAGCAATGTATCTATTAGAGTTATGCCAGCTGGAAAAATAAAAATTTGAGTAAGGAACATACTCGCCATTTATCATAAAGAAATTGCTATCAAGAAATTTCTTTTGATTTTCTAGTTTGGTTTTTAAAAAGATTTTATCAGTTTCACTAATTCCATACATCTTATTCCTTTAGGGTACACACTTATATTATATATAGCCAAGAGCGCACGCTCATTCCCCACTACGTGGGGCCCCTTTTGCGTTGCGCGCTGCGCTCGTTAGGTAGCGTTCTAAGGCAAGGTGTTTATCTTTTGGATCATAATAAAACTCAGAAAAAATATCTTTTTCAGACGGAAGCATTGTTATAAATATACTAAAACTATAATCAGTTGTCTTTTCGCTCTTATATGTAGTTATATCGCCAAGAATAGGTATATTTTCAACAAAGGGAATAGTTTTTGTTGATTTTATTGTTTCCTTGCTATTAATACCGCCAATAAGAAAAGAGTTTGAATCAGTAAGATATACATTTGTTTTTAGATGCCTACTAGAAATTCTAGGAGTCAATGTATCATCAAGCAAATTTTCTATATATAAATCCAAAGTAAAGCTAACGCTATCATTAGTAATTAAGACATTTGTAATATAAAGCTTTAAGCCAACATCTTGATAATCAACTTGATTCGTAGTCATTCTTTGGTTGTTTTGAATTTCGATTGATGATTTTTGAATAGGGGTCTTTATAACGCTCTCAATTACGCTATCTTTATTATCAATAAGGGTAACTCTAGGATTATAAAGTAGATCAGATACACCCTTTTCTTTAAGCAAATTTATAAGACTGGTGACAGAATCTTTATTGACTTTAGTGCTATCGACTGTAAGAACGTTGGTAATAATTTTAAAATAAAAATGATCTAGTGGATTTAAAAGTGATTCTATACGTGGGCCAATTTCTTTAAGTTTTGTGTTATCTGTGCTAATAATTGTAAAGCTAAGCTGCCTTAATTGATAGCTAGTATCTAGCCCATTAATAAGATTATTAATAATCTCATACTGGCTTTCAGTAGTAATAAGCAGTATCCTATCACTATAAACAGTGTATTTTATATTTTCACTAAATAAAGAAAGAGCTGATACAACATCTTCTTTGGAAACGTGCTTAAATTTGATTATATAGTCATTCAAAACTGGCTTATCTTCAACAGTTGGATTATATATCAACAAGACACTATCTTGTATCAAATAATCAAGACCATTAACGTTTAAAATATCTTTAAGCAACTTAGAAAAAGTATCAGTATTGCTTAGATCAAGCGTAGGTAAAAATACATCAAAGTTAGTATCAACATTACCACTAATGACAATATTTTTGCCAGTTATAGAACTAATCTCGCCCAAGAAATCGTTAAAGGTAATGTTACGATATTCTAAGGCAGATAAACTACTTGAGAGTAGGAAGCATAGGACTAGAATCAGTCTTTGGAGATTTTTCATTTGCAAACCCTTGTGATGAATTTTCTAAGCTTTTTAAAACTCTTTCAAAATCTGCATGGCAAGAAACAAAATAATCAATGTAGTTGCCTGACTTCTTATCTTGTAAGAATATATGGCAGTTTGAAAAAGAAAGAAGTTCTAAGAAGCTATCTAAAGATAAATCAATGGCATAATTTCTAAATTTACAACCATTTGGAAAGCAAGTTATCCTTAGATAGATTCTATTGTTATTAAAAATAGTGGTGTTTATATCTGAATTATCTACGCTATTTGAAATTGTTTTAGGCTTTTTAGAATCAGAAGTATTTAAATCAACAAATCTAGTATCTTGAATAGTTGATTGAGCTGGCTCATGCTTAGGCTCTAGAAATTTATATATAGCGTAAGAAGCTATAATAAAAATTATTAAAAATAAGATCTTTTTAGTTGCATAGCTTTTATAAATTTCTTTTGAGCCACTACTATATAAATCTGATACTTTTTGATTAAATTTTAGATTTTCAGAGCGAATAAGATTATAATTAAAATTAGACGAAGTGCTATAAACCTTATATTTAAAAAGACTACTAAAGAGCCTTTTGCCACTAGGCTGGGCCATATACATTAATTCAGTATGAACTAAATATTCTCTATTTGTCTGACGTTTAGACTGAAATAAAAAAATAATATCAATGCCAAAATGTCCATGATAACTTAAAAACCTACCAAGACTATCGTTAAATGTTTTTGTAAAGGTGTTGTAAGCTTCATCAAGAACTATCAAACAATGATGATAATTTTCATAGATGCCATTTTTTAAAGCATACTCATCATAATTATCTATATTATCTAAAAAGCCATTTTCATATTGAGAACTAAGCGTATATTCTTGACTAACAGCGGTAAGAAAATCATTTTTATCATATTGCTTTACAAAGCCATCAAAATGATCAAATTTTAAGCCGTTAATATTAGTATAAATAAATCTATACTTTGATTCATTTTTTAAATGTAATTCGTATTCATCGTTTATTATATGAACAGCTTTGTAAGTTTTACCAGAACGTGGCGGACCTATAATCAAACTTAACATTTTATCTACTCATTAATGTCAATAGATCGGTTATGATCTTAGTAATGTTGGCTCTAACATACAAGATTACCTTATAAAGCTGGAGAGCAAAGAAAAGACTAAGAATAGATATAAATAAAGTAATGGCAGTTGAAAAGGCAGAAGCTAGACCACTTTGATGTAAAAACTCCATAGAAGAGTTTAAAACAGTTTGATTAGGCAAGCCACCAAAAGAACCGCTAACACTAGAGCCATAATCAAACATTTTAGGGATATATTCTCTTAGTAAATTCCAAATTTTCATAATAAATAAAATGGCATAGCCGGCAAATGCAATAAGAAAAGCTACAAAAGAAGCATAAATAGGCACAACAAAAGCTAAAATAGTATTTCTTATACCAATTTTCTTGACTAGAAATTCAATAAAATTAACTATAAAACCGCCAACGGCACCAATTAACCATTTCATGATTCACCGCCTACCCTAAAGAGATATTTCAAAGAAAACATAATGATCTCAAAGCTAAACCAAATCGTAAAAAATAGCGTAAGAATAGACCTATAAGGGGTAACAATACGACAAGGATCGATCACAAATAAATTATTTTTCTCACTACCAGGAGTCGGACCGCTAATAGTAAAAGGGCAAGTCCCTTTAGGAATTTCTGGAGTATCTATACCATTCTTAAAGACTTCTAGCGACTCATTAAAATTATTCATTAAATTGTCAATATCGCTTTTAAAATTATTCAAAAAATTAAAAGCGTCATTAACAGACACGTCAAATTTAGCAAGCTCGCTTTGTAGTGCAGAAAAAGAAGTGGCAGTATTAACATTAGGCTCATAGTTCCATTGCTCGAGCTGCTGATTTTTTATAGAGGTTAAAGTATCGTTTATAGCATCAAGCTTAGCACCATTTCTATTTATAGCTTGCTCTAAAGAGCTTAAATCAATAGACTGGAAAGGCTGGGTAGGCGTAGTAGTAGATGAACCACTACCGCCATTACCTGGACTAGACGAGTTACCACCTGAACTTGACGTACCGTCTTTAGGAATAGAATTATTAACTCTATTATCAGAACCAATAGTATTAACATAACCAGTTGAAAATTTACTACTACCTTTTGGAGTTTTATAAGTATAAGAATAAGTTACATCTTGAACCCTTGAACCAGTCTGTGTAGTAGTTTCAACAACATCAACATCTATAATACTTTGATCAGGCGTAACAATATTACCTTTGTAGGTTGCTTTATTGCCAGTATTGCTAGTTTGCTTAATTGTCATCGGCAAATTAGGAGTAGGCTTATCAGAAGTCTTAAACATAGTATTTAGATCATAATCAAGATTTATATTTTTAACTTCATTAGGAACAGTTATTTCTTTTGTGGGGATAGGCTTAGACATATCCTTTAGCTTTGCGGTAACAATAGTATTGTTTTCAATTTTAGAAACCGAAGCATCTTTTGGTAAATCAAATTTTCTTAAATTTGGAGAAACATCGGCTAGTTTTTGTGGAGATTTTATAATATTTGATGAAGTTGAAGCAGCAGGATCAATCTTGCCAGTTTCTCTAAAGGTATTATTTAAAGCAATAGCGGAATCATCAACTGGCTTAAAATCAAAAACTGGCTCAGGACCAGCCTTAGTAGCTTTAATATCAACTATTTGGGGTCTATACTCTAATAAATTTATCTTAGGCGCTTTTGAGCCACTAGCAAACAAACCTTTAAAAAAATTAGATAAAGAAGTAAGACCATTTTTTATAGAATTAATAGGCAATGGAATCATAAAACCGCCCATAAGAAAAAGATCACTTTCGAGCTGTTGCTCGGCTTCAAGTTTATAAAGGGTAGAAGTTGTATAACAACCTTCAGGGAAACTCATACAAGCGGTTAATTCAAGACCATAAAGATCAGCACAATCATGATAAACCATGCCAAATGATTTACACTTATCCCTATCAATGTTAGGATCAGGAAGACACTCTTCAACAGTTGCATCTCTCAAAAGAAGCTCCACCTTTCTTTCATTGTAGATCATAGGAGAAGGACACCAATCAGGACGTTTTAGTTTAGGCTCACATTTACCAGTTTCTTTATTGAAAATTTGATCAGCAGGGCAAGGATCAACACAAGCATTTTTTTCAACGTCCCAAGTCTGGCCAACTGGACAAGAATCAACGCATTGCATAGTATCGGTGTTAAATTCTTGATTTAGCTTACATTTAGCAACTTCTTTTGAAACAAAGACAGTAAAATCGTAATAATCAAAAACTGGATCTTTAGGATAATCAGAAGCAACAAAATAATCAAAAATACCACCACCACCACGCTGACCAAAACGGCCAGTCCTACGCTCGCCACCTATATAAACATAACCATAGCCAAACCCAGCATAAAAACCAGGAGTTTTTGAGCCTAAAAAATAATAAGCTTCTTGAGTAATTGTAAAAGAATAGATATAGTAATAGCCAGTTTCTGGCGATCTAATGCCAAAATAATTATTACCTTTTAAAAATTTACCATCGACGAGCTTAAAAGAGCTATCAAGGTCTTTATCACGAATAACCGAACATAAGCCACTAGGGCAATTATAAGAAAAAGCAAGAGAGCATAAAAGAGATAAGAAAATGAAAGATCTAACTAGAAATTTCATATAAAATCCTTAAATAAATTTTTATTCATATAAATTACTGACGCCCTTCGGTTGTCGCTTCATTTTTTCAGGAAAAAATGAAGTTAAAAATTTAGTATTGAGCGCCTTTAAAATTTAAAACCTATTTGACAAAAGAAAGAGCTATAACGTAAATAAAAATAGGAACGAAAAAGAGAGAAAAAACGTTTAAAAAATAGTTAAATACATCGTTGTTAAATACTTCAATCATCGTGTAGCTCCGACTATGATTAAGCCAATAAGGAAAGAAAATGCTATAAGTATCGCAGAAAGACCCATTAAAAAATTAAATTGATGTTCGTATATACCTAAGTTTGAAATTAAATCATTTTTTTGCATGTAGCAAATATTAGTTTCAGTATTAAAAATATAATTAGTTTGAAAATTAGAAAGAGAATCATAAGAAATAGAAACGCTACTATCAAAATTTTCAAGAAATATTGTTTTATCTTTTATATAAAAATCTTTAACGCAGGTATTTAAACTAGGGATATATATAGCATTTTCTTTCATTATTATGCACCTTTAAAGGGGCAAGAAGCCCCTAAAATTACTTGATGAAAGATTTAACTCTGCCAGCTATCATAAAGATGAAAGCAACAGCGATAACACCAGCAAATACGTAGTCAAATAAAGCATAGTCAGCTTTTAACGGCGTAGTTGGAATAACTGGAGCATCTCCAGCGAAAAGAGCAGGAGCTGAAAGCAATGCAGAGCCAACAGCAGCAACTTTAACCTTAGTAGATTCTAGAAAATTTTTAGTTTTTTCCATATCTAACTCCTTTTTATAAAATTATGAGTTTTAAACTCTAGAAAATCTATAAAAATAAACTTTCTAGAGATTAATGCGGGAGAGTGGTTTGCTACTCACATTAAGGCATAGCCCCCGCTTTTTGTTATTTAGATGGCTTTGTTTCCTTTAAAAAAGGATTTTCATTAAAGACTTGGAAACTCAAACTCTCATCAGGGAACATATAAGCACCATTACGAGTATTTAAAAAACGATATGGAACGGCAATATATTTGCCTTTGACAGAATCAAATTTTGCTTTAAGAGAAAAATCATAATTGATAGTTTCGGTTGATTTGACAAGATAGCCATGCTGATCACGACTTTCAAAGGTAATAGTTACATCAATAGATGATGAAACTTCGCCAGTCTTTTTGTCGATACGAGAAATAGGACGAACTTCGTCACAAAGGCCTAAAAGGTAAGTGTACATGTGTAGCTCCTTAAGAAATATTTTGTTTGTAGCTTAGTATTTTAGGGGCAGAGCTACACCACCCCCAACAGTTTTACAACGTATTAAGGTTGTAACAACCAAGCCCCAAAACATCTTCACTATGTTGCGGGCGGTAAGTTAAGTTATAAATTTATAAGATATTGCTAAAATCCTCTTGCTTAATTAGAATTATTGCAATTTCTTAAACGGAATTATTGCATAATAATTATAAAACAAATCTTAAATATTGGAATAATTTCAAGAAATGAACAAGAAAGAAGTAGCCGAATTTATCGGAAAGGATATAAAAACTATCTACAACTGGGAAAAAACTAACCCAAACCTATACAAAATACTAGAATTTTATTTTCAAAAAGAAAGTGAAATTAATCCAACGCACAAAGAGTTAATAGAACTATTTGATAAGTTGAGTGAGATAGAACAACAATTTTATTTATCAGACATAAGAGCAAGAATACTTAAAAAAGAAATAGGATAATAAAGTGAGAATACTAAAAGCTTTATTATTGATTTGTATTTTCTTAATAGCAGATCCCATAGAAATACAAATAGAAAAAAAGAACAATCAAGAAAAATACATAAAAGATTTAAATTTAGTAGGCGACTGGAACATACAAACGGAGAGATACTTTATAGATTTTATACTAACAGCAGGCAATAATTGGGATATAAGTTTTGAGAAAAATCACGAAATTTTACTTGATAATAAACCAAGAGAAATGTTTTGGGACTACGACAACGAAAAAAGAAAAATAAGCATCTACAACAAAAAAGAAATAACCATGTACATCGGAGATGAAATAATAATAAAAGAATATATAGGAAATAAATGTTTTAAAGCAGAACTAAACAAAAACCATAAAATAAAGATGTGTAAAACAAAAGGAATAATAGTAAATAACATAAAAAACTTGATAAAAATAGAAATCAATTAAAAAGTTAGTATTC